CCGCCAGTTGGTGTTGTCGCGCGAGACTTCGAGCCAGAGGGTTCCGGTAACATCAGACTCGGCGGAAACGCGCAATTCCTTGGCATAGGTCGCCGCATTAGCGAACGCCGCCGCTGTGGCCGCAACCGTCAGATCGCGGGATGTCCCGGTAAAGGACGCGGACGCGCCCAAAGCGGTCGCGCTGTCGTCGTACCAGATACCAGCCCCCGCAACGAAACCGGCACGAACGGTAGCAGCGGCCAATGTTGCAGTGACCGAACCCGACACTGGCTGCGTGCCGGTAACTTGGCTGGCCGGAATTGGCTCAGTGGCGTTTGAACCGGGCTTGAGAATGTAGGCTGCTGTGCCGGACGTGTGCGCCGTGGCGCGTACACGGAAATAGGTGTAATCCCCAACATTGACGTGCCACATGTAAGCCGGGGTCGCGGCCAACACACCTGACGTGGTTTCGACCGTATTCGCATTGGACCGCACAGCCTGTACGCCGTACCAGTTACCATCAGTGCCGTTGGTTGAGTTATTAGAACACTCAAAGCTGATGTTGTGGCCAACCAACGCCGTTGCTACCATCGAAATGGCGATGTTACCAAAGCGCCCGCACGGGATCGAGACATTCTGGCCATTGGCCGTGATCGACCCGGTAGCGGCGGCGTAGCTGGCGGGCTTGGTCGACACCTTCAATCGACCTTCCTCATCCATCTTCATTACGGTGTAATCACCGTCGCCAGCGGTTGCGGTGTCCGAATCCCAGCGCACGGCGAGCATCAACTGCCCATAATCCCCGGACGTGTGCGCCGCATCTTCCTGATGGGTGGCGGCGGCGACGTTGGCATCGACGACCGGCAGGGGATTGGCGCTGGATACAGGCGTGGCCGTACCATCCGCACCAAATTCAACCTTGGTATATGGGTGATGCGCCCCGCCTACTTCATCGGTAGCAAAGGTGTACCCACCAGCGCCGGGATTGGATACAACGTTGTCAGCCACGATTTACCCCGTGATACTACGAAGGGCCAGAAGCTTTCCTTCATAATCGGCCTTGAGGGCACCTAGAGCAGCCTCAGCCTCAACGAGAGCGGCTTCGCGGGTCTCAATTTTGAATTCCCGCTCGGCCAGCGCGATGGACGTTTCCGTAACGCGGGCATCAAATTCCTGCCCAGCGATCACCAACCGCTGCTTTTCAGCCTCGACCGCTTCACGTGCCAGTTTCGCCTCAGCCAACATCTTTGCGGCGTTGGCCTTGTTGGTTTCAGCCTTTTTATCGGCGGCGTTGGCTTTGGCCGTCAGTCGATCGGCCTCTTCAATCGCAGCCTCGATCTTGGATTCACGCAGCGCAACCTCACCCCCACGGGCCACCACCTCATCCATCTGCTCTTTGATGTTGCTGATAATTGAGGCACCACCGTCCGCCATGATCAACTGGACAACGGCAGCCAGCCCGTGCAATTCATTGATAGTACCTGCCGATACCGGTCCCATGTTAACCCCTTACGTGTTGGTGATTACGGCGATTTTGTGGCCCGGAAAGACCTCAAAATATTCCGTTGAGTTTGCCGCCAGCCGACGCGAGTTTGCCGTGGCGGTCGGGTTTGCGCCGAATTCAACCGAACAGATGGCATCCGCGTGAACGGCCACCATCTTCGTAGCGGCATTGAACGCCGAGGACTGAACGCTGCCCGCGCCAATGGCCACGTTTTGTGTGGCCAGCGGCGGCATGGCTGCGACCGGCAGCAAATTGCCCGCGTACATCGTCGGGCGAACATGCTCTGTGACGTAGACCTTAGCCATGGTTCACCCTTAAGCCGGGGGCCAGTTGCCCTTGGTGATATAAGCCTCAAACTTCTTGAGGGCCATCAGCACATCTTCTCTGGTCAAACTCGTGGCCAGATCGACGGTGAGTTCGATGTTGTCGGTTGCCGTGGCGGCACCAACAGCCTCTGTCACCTGATCAATGCTTTCACCGCGAGAAATCCCGTAACGCCTTGTTGCCATCTTATCGCTCCTTTATACGACGAGGCCCGCAAAAAGCGGGCCTCGATAACCTGAGGCCCGAAAGCCCCGCCTAGGGTTTAGTTACGGCCCACAACAAATGCGGTCAGGGCGAGGTTTCCCGCCGCCGTGGCCGCTGCCGTGAGGGTAAGGGCGATGTCATATTCCACCTGCGGATCAGCCGTCAGCCCCAACAGTTCCCACAGGGTCTTCTCCATGTTGGGGACCGTGATGACACCAGATTCGCGGGTGACATCGTTGCCGCGCAGGGCAGAAGCCAACGATTGCGCCGAGGCGAAAAGGTCCGCATCAACAACAGCGCCGCCGTCGCGAGCAGTGCGGTACAGGCCAATATCGGCTGTGGCACTGGTGATGGCGGTGCAATCCAACAGCAACAGAGGAACGATGTCATTGGACTTGACACGGGCGAGGCGATAAGTGCTGCCGATGCTGGCTGCTGCATCAACAGCGGCTACGCCGCGCTTGTGGCGAACACGACCATCAGCGATTTGGGCGCTGTTGATGGTGACGGGGGTGGCATCAGAATTGGTGATGACCGAGGACTTGATTGCTTCAACTGCCATGTTTGTTCTCCTTAATTAGGCTCGATGCTTACTCGTAGCACTTGACTTCGATAACCTTCTTGTCCTCGATACGGGTCGAGCCGAAGGTGCCGTAAACATAAACCTGCATCGGAAGACCGGCAAGGTCTTTGCGCTGGCTGATGTCGGTGGTGATGTCATTCCACATGGCAAGATACATGCCGGATTTCGCGAAAGCCGGCACGCGACGATACGAGGAACCGTCGACATCGAGCAGTTCGGAGTGCTTGAAGTTGAAGCCGAGGAAACGGGTGATCTTGCCCTCAGCCAGAACAGGCTTGTCTTGGAAATCGAGGCTGATGACCTGAACTTCCGCCAACAGGTTGTCGTGTTGCTTGGCCGACACAACCATGGTGAGCGGGTCCATTTCCAGATCGACCTCAGCGGCCATCAAGATGCGCTTGGCTTCACGAATCTTGGCTACCGTCAGACCGACGTTGCCAGATGCGCCGAAGTTTACAGCAACCTGCTGGGCTGCGGGGAACGAAACGGTGGTGCCGCCATTCTCGCCGGTCTTGCGATCACCAAAGAAGGCCGCGATAATCTCGCGATCTTGCGCCCGGCCCATGGCGTACGTGCCGTTGATGGCGTAGCTGGAAGTCGGGTCGGTGATGGTGCGCAGCTTGTCGATCGAATCGACGAGATCATTCCAGTCGTAATCCGACGGGTAGACCCACGGGCGATCGGTCGGCGTGTCAGCCGGAGTAAGGGACGGGTAACGGGTGGTGCGCTTGGTGGCCTCGACTTTGCCGATCTGGTCGACGATAGCAGCGGCTTTGGCGCCAGTGATCTGCTTGAACGAAACGGTGTCGCGAAGCTTCGAACCGCGTTGCTGCAGGAGCAACTCAATGGTCGATGCATATTCTTGCGCGTAATGGGTAGGAACGTTTTGGGACATTTGGAACTTCTCCTGATCAAGTTGATATTTTAACCGTCGCAGGGTGTCCCGTTCCCGGACCCTAGCTTGTGGACTCCCAGCCCCACCAAGCTGGCCTAACTTTCGCGGCCTTTTAAGGGTCCCGCGTGTTAGACTAGTAAGTGTGCGTAGTCTAACACGCGGCAGCTACTGTGTCAAGCGGATTTGCTGTATGCTATTTTGTGCAACCGGTCCCACTCGGCCTTGGAGTCTGCATCGCCCGCCGTGAATTTGGCCACGAAACCTTGGTCGGCCTTCAATTCAGCAATGCGAACGCGGGCCGATTCGGGGGTCGACGGACCACCCCCGCCACTGCCCTCACCGCCGACATACCCGTGTTCACCGATGCTGTTCCCGATATTGGCAAACAACTGCATCATGGCCTTGGGGCCAAGTGCCCCCTCGATCTTGAGGAGAGTAGCTTCCAATTCTTCGGGGGCGTTGTGCGGGATGAACTGCTTGGCGGCACGCCGGGCGACTTCGATGTTCTTATCATAAATCGGAACACCATTCTGATCCTTGCCTTGCCACTCCTGCTGCAACTGCCCCCACTCCTTCTCGGCCTGACGCTCGAATTCAGCGCGTGATTGCTCATCCAGACCGGAAGCCGCCGCCACGATATCCTTGGCGTAGAATTCCATGACCGCATCAAACATCGGGGCCGGGATTCCCTTGCCGTGGGCGAATTCCCTGAACTTGTTGAGCAGCGGGTCCTTGGCTGCGTCAAGGCCGTCCGGCAGTTTGTATCCGTCCGGCTTGTCCGGCATACCGGCCTTGGCGAAATACGCCTTCCACTCTTCCGGGGGCGCACCATCCTTCGGCACCACCACACCGCGCCCGGCCTTGTCCGCCCCGACGAATTTTTCGAGGTTGAAAGCCTTGAGGGCCATGGCTTCCGGCGTCTTGTATGCCTCGCCGTAAGACTTTACCCAATCCTTAACGGACGTATCTTGGAATGAAT